CGTATCCGCAGTGCTAGCAAATACAATTGTAGACAAAAAAATCTCTACCAGTTGCCTATGAGATTGTCAACGCCCTGAAAAAGGATGAAAAAAGAAAGTGGATACTTGCAGTTAGAGATGGTCTTTGGTCTGCCGTTGAGACTGACCAAGACAAAGAGTGGAAGGTTGGCGATATTTGGAAACCGGTTTACGCCAACGTCAAACCAGTTGACAAGGATCAGCGGATCCGTATTGTCAAGGAAGAGAAACTGGAGGGGAAGATAGAAAAACCCGAGAATGAATACTTTGAGGAAGAAACAGCCGCCCCAACTGATGAACCAACAAGCTACAGCCTCAAAGATTGCCTATTCTCAGGGCAGAAGAAACCAGGGAAACAATGGGCGCTTTCCCGTGGAAAGGTCGTGAACATCGACCTCCAGTTCAAGCTCGGTAAGGTCGGGCTTGAAATTATTAGATCTATCTACCCCAAGGAGGTAAGTTATGCAGAGAAGCACCCTTTCGCGGGGTACTTCGTGGAGACATATGGCCATCCCACCTTACGCTATTTGGTCAACCACCTTGTTCTCCAGTGCTTCAGCAATGTTTATCGGCATCAGAATTGCTTTGAAGCCCAAAAACCAGCCCTGGTCGCTGATTGCGGATCGAAATACCATCAGCTTGTGAATATGCTTCCCCATAGCGAGTATGAGCTACACGCCTACCGCCCTGAAATTTTTACTTACGACGTCGTGTATAATCGCGAACGTTCTAAATTGTTACCCCCATCATGGAAGCTTTATTCACGAAAAGTCGAAGACGCATGGTCCGAACACCTCAATTTACCTGTAGGTGCGGATTTAGTAGCAGTGGATACCATCTACTATCCGGGTGTGCGAGCTTGCATAACAGCTCATTTGCACCGAAACCCCGACTCTGTAGCCCATGTAGTCTTCACGGCATACGCCCAACTCCCAGGACACTATTCATACATAGATGGAGAGGGATCGTATTGCGTTTACGAGAAGGATGCAGAGCATCCCTCGTTTTTGGGGAAGAAGAAGG